GGTTCGAATCCCTTCCTCTCTGCCATAGATACTTTTAAAAGTTTTACGAACTTTTCAAAAACAGAAAAAGCCCCTTAAATATTAAGAATTTAAGGGGCTTTTGTTTATCTAAGCATGTCAAACGCTTTTAAAAAGGGTTAAATCTTTTTTGTTTTTTTGTGGTATTTTATTTGGTATCGACCAAAAACGGATTAAAAAATGCCAAAAATCGTGACCCCCTTGACGCTGGCACAAGTCAAAGCTGCGAGAGCAAAAGACAAAATGTACAAGCTACCCGACGGCGGCGGCCTTGCTCTTTGGGTGCTTCCATCAGGCAAGAAGTCATGGCGGCTTCAATATCGCCGCCCTACCGATGGCAAGGCAGACACGCTGACACTGGGACTTTTTCCTAAATTCGGCCTTGCTGACGCAATGCAATGGCGAGAAGAGATATTAAAAAAAATTACCGAAGGAAAAGACCCTAAAATAATTTCCGATGACGTCGCCGCGAAATATAGATTTGAAAATTGCTTGGCGGTTTGGTATGACCGCTGGGCTAGATCGGGCGGCAAAGATGGCAGCGGAAAAGCGCCGCGTTATGCGAAAGCCGTATTGTCTGCGCTAGAATTGAACGCGATCCCAGTTTTTAAAGGCCGCGACATCCGCACAATTGAGACGGCGGAGATTGTCGAAATGCTCCGAAAAATGGAAGCGCGCGGCGTGTTGGAATATCTGCGACGCGTCAAGGGGAATTTGAATTTAATGTTTGACTACTACGTCGCCGACGGGACGCTGAAAAGCAACCCCGTGACTGTTATCGGAAAGCAGGTATTCGACAAGCCAAAAGAGCGACACTTTAAGTCTTTAAAATATGACGAGCTGCCGGTACTAATCGAAAAGCTGGAAACCGCCGACGGTATTGGTGACCGTGCGCGCCTGCTGATTTATTGGCAACTTTTAAGCATGACAAGGCCGTCTGAAGCCGCCGGGACGCTACTAAAAGAAATTGACCTTGGGCAGAAAATATGGGAAATCCCACTTGAGAGAATGAAGACGCGGCCGCATATCGTGCCGTTATCATCGGCCCTGCTGCAAATTTATAACGAGGCTATCAAGCTCAACGTCAACGGAATTTATTTATTTGAAGGAAGCGGCTTTACAAAATCGCTAGACCGTGAAACCGTCCGACTGAAACTGCGGCGGAAAATGAAACTAGACACGACCGCCCACGGCCTCCGAAGTCTTGCCAGAACGTACCTCCGCGAAAAACACAAAATCCGCCGAGACGTAGGGGAATTATTGCTTTCACACGGAATCGCAGACAAGACGGAGAGAGCCTACGACCGCTCCGAACTGCTAGAGGAACGCCGCGAAGCCTTGGAATTATTTGGCCGTGATGTGATGGCATTACGCGAAAAATACCGCCGTCAAAAAGACAGCGAATAATTTAGAAAGAAAACGCGGAATTTTGCGTAAAATCGCATAAAAAACGCGTAATAAAAAATATATCAAAGACCGTCAGAATATAAGACTTTGAGTATATCGCCCGACTGCATAAAAATGCAGAGGATTTTTTTAATGCGGAGGCGCGGAGGGCAGTGCGCGGCGAGCCGCTCCGCGGCCGGTCAAAATTTCCGAAAATAAAAAAGCTGAATCCAAAAAAATGTATTCAGCTTTTCTTTTGAGTTTGATTTTATTTCGGCGTCGGCTCTTCAACTTGATAGCTGTCGAAGTCAAAAACTTTAAGCCCGATTCGGTCATTAACGTCAATGAAACTTTGCTGCAACGGCTTGACCTCGTTTGTAGCAAACACTTTGGCCACCGTCATCGCGTCGCCAAGACCCCCGGCAGACTTCGGAACAATCCCCATCAACGCAGGCGGCACGCGATGAATGGCCATCATATCTTCCGCGCTCACGGATTTAATATTGAGGAACTCGTCCTTCGCAGCGACCTCCGCGATGGGAATCAGTTTAATGCCGTCAGGATTTCCGCCCGGCGCGCGCAGTACAACATTTTTAAAATTGCCTGCGCCTTTAGACTCACGTAGCTGCGACTTGACTGCATTCCAGCCCTTCTCGTCGATTTGCGTGTCAGTCGAATAAAGAATAAAGCCGGCATGTGAACCATTCTTGTAATAGCGGACGCGGAATTTTGTCGCCGCCGAATTTAAATCAATAGAATCCATCGCCGCCAAATAATAAGGCACGCCATAGATTTCCTGTTTCAGATTCGGCTGCATGATGTGGATCACGTCTTTGCCGTTGATTTCTTCATAGCCCAACTGTAAAAAATTATTCCGCAGATAGACAAAGTCTTTCAGGTTTGACGCGCGCCTCATGTACAAAGCCAAGCGGCTTTTCATCCCGACGACCTTTCCCAGCCTATTGCGCTGCATCTCAAGATAGCCATTACCCAAAACTAAATAATTAAAAGCCAGCTTTTCAAATTCAGATCTGCTTAAAAATTCCGTCGGCTTAAAGGTAACTTTCAAAATGTTCAACTTGGCCAGCAGAGCGGACGCATGGTGCAGACCCTTAGTCAGCAGACGCTCAACATCATATAAATTGACAGGCGGATCGTACCATGTGCCGTTATCAACGCAGCCGATAAAGTCGAAAAGACTGTACACGTCTTGGTAGTCCTCAAATGAAAAGACATCACAGTCAAACTGGCCCTCTTTCAAAATCTCATTAGTCATAAATAAACCCTCTCATTAAAAAACATCAACCGAACCACGCGCCGCCGAGCCGTCGAGCGGCTCTTGGTAGAACACCTGCAACGCCGCCCACGCGACATCAGCATGGCTCAATTCTTTTGTCCGACCGCTGACATAGGTCACATTGCGGCCGCTGCCGGTCACAGCCGTGCGAATACTCATAAAGGCGGCCGTGAAATCCTTCCAATCAAGCTCCCACTCGACGCGCTTTTCGCGCATGAGCGCGTGCATCTTATTAATCATCAAATACTTTTCCTGCATCGAGTATTGAACCCCGACGACAGGCGGATAGAATCCCTGCACAATCTGGAAGACCGCCGCCCCCAATCCAGTTTTATCGATGACAACCTTTTGGACGTTGTATCGCTCGAAAGCCTTTTTAATAAATGCCGCCTGGCTCTGGAAATCATTGCCGTGCAACATCTGCCGCTCAACAATTCGGAACTTATCCCCGGCGAAACGCGGCGGCACGACAGCCACAAAAGCCGCCGCATCGCCTGAATCGGCAGGGTCATAGCCCAACCAAACAGGCAAATTCCCAACAGGCCGCGCCGCGAACGGTTTATAAAATTCCGCCCACTCGTCCCAAGAATCGACCGCGCAGCGTTGCAATGCCGTGAAGTCAAAGACATTGTCGCCGTCCTCGACAAACTCACACATAAAGAGCTGACGAAATTCCGCCGGCGAGTTTTCAAGCAGGAGCTGTTGACGGTCAAACAAATTACAGCCGCGACGCTCCGCATCATCGAGCGTCACAATTTGACGCCATTGCCCATCTTCGCAGGCGCGGCCGTCAACCAGCGCGTCATGGCTGACATTGAGTTTGATATGCTCCGACTTATCGCGCCCCTCATTAAATTGCTCTCCGGTCCAAAACGAATAAGCCGGATGGGACACTGCCGAGGGCGTGGAAAAATAAGTAATTCGATACTGACTTTGAGACGCCATCGGCTTCGCCAAGCGCGTCAACTCTTTGAAATCGGGGATCCAGAAATACTCGTCAACATACAAATCCCCATGTCGGCCTTGAGCCGTGCGCGAGTTAGTCCCCAAAAAATACAAGACCGAGCCATTGCCCAAACGAATATCAGCGCCCTTCAGCTCGACGCCGACCATCTGCGCCATATCAATCTGATACTGCTTAAACTGAAACGCCTGCGCCTTAGACGCAGACAGAAACACCTTATTTTTTCCAGTCGTCAACGCGTCAACCAATGCCTCACGCGCAAAGAAAAACGTCGCCCCGATCTGACGACTTTTGAGCAGATTGCGGAAACGTACCTTTTGATTGAACCAAATCCGCTGATACTCAAACATCTGCTCCCTGAAGATTTCCTGCAAGCGCAAGACCTGCTCTGCCGTGAAACTATTCGGCGCAGGCTTCGTTGCCGCGCGCACATTCTCACGCTCCCGACGCTCACGCGGCGGCTTGTCGATAGTCGGCACATCCCAGGGCAGGCCGTCTGAAACCACAGGCGCGGCCGCCTGCTCGACCTCATTCAAATCAGGCTGACGCGCATCGGCTTTCTTGCCGCCCGAAACCAGCGCAAAAAGCTGCCGCATTTCCTTATAGTCGGCGTCCGATTTCTTCGGCTGGGCAATCAAAACATGCAGCCGCATTTCCGCCGACGCAGCCACGCGCACCGCCGGACTGCCGCCGTCCCAATTATCGCGGCTTTTCCACGAGTAAACTGCCGGCGCTTTTAAACCCAAATGTCGGGCAATTTCCGAAATCCGCCAGCCCTGCCAATAAAGCTCACGCGCCATCAAGCGCGGATCGACGTTTGGTTTGATTAACGATTCTTTTGTCATCTCTCAAAAAATAAAAAAGTCTGAAAACCAAACAATCAATGATTTTCAGACCGCCTTAAACCCAAACGCCTTTTAAAAAAATCCTCAAAAATCGCAAAGCATAGATAAACCGTCCATCGCTTGCCAAACTATGCCCATCCACACGCGAGAGCATCCAACCCATGACCTATAAAAAAACCGATTGGCGCGTCATCGGCGTCAGCGGCGAAACCGCAGACGGCCGCACCATCTCATCCAAAGAGCTGCAAGAAATGGCCGACCAATACGACCCAGAAATCTACGGCGCGCGCATCAACTTGGAACACATGAATTTTCTGTTTCCCGATTTCGCAGGCGGCTACGGCGACGTCGTCGAACTCAAAGCCGAGCCGTGGGCGAAAGACGAAACCAAAACCGCCCTGCTGGCCAAGCTGAATATTACCGAGAGCCTCCAGAAACTCTGGGACAGCGGCCAAAAAATCTACACAAGCATGGAAATCACGCCACGCTTTGCCGATACAAAAAAAGCCTACCTGACCGGCCTCGCCATTACCGACACCCCGGCCAGCCTTGGTACGACCGCAAACTACACCGCCGCCAAGAATAAGGCCGAAGAAAAAATCTTTACCGCCTACCGACAAACCGAAACGCAGGAAATCGCCATGACCAAGCCACAAGACAGCAACCAAGCCGAAAACCAAGCCAAACCACTGACCGAAGAACACGCCGAAAGCATTTTCAGCCGCCTGTTTGCCAAATACTTCGGCAAAAAAGAACCGGAGCAGCCGGAAACCCCGGCCATCAATCCGGAGCAACCAAGCGAGCCAAAAGACGGCCAGCAAATCAAGCAAGATGGCTGGGATGGTTTCAGCAAAGCCGCCCAATTAATCGAGAAACTGGACGAAAAAATCGAAGCCCAGCAAACCGAATACAACGCCCTGCGCGCCGAGTTTGACAAGTTCAAAGCCGAAATCGAAGCCGCGCCATATACCGGCCAACGCCAAGAACACAGCGGCAGCCAATCAGCCGACCGCATTGTTTGGTAAGTAAGCAAACTGAAATCCACCCCATCCCCCAATACCACAGAAAGCGCATCATGAACCAAACTAAATTAAGCTTCGCCATCGCCGCGATGATTTCCGACGTTGCCGCCGCCCAAGGCATCAGCAAAGAGCAAGTCAGCAACGGCTACACCATCGCCCCGACCGCCGTGCAGACCATGTACGACGAAATCGCACAAAACACCGAGCTGCTGCAAAAAATCAACCTGCGCCCGAAAACTGAAAAAGTCGGCGAAGTCATCGGCCTTTCCTCCGGCCTGATCGGCAGCAATACCGACACCACCGGCGCAGGTAAAGAGCGCAAACCGAAGCCGATTCACAACTTGAGCGGCCGCAAATACACGCTCGAAAAAACCAACTTCGACGCAGCCCTGCGCTATGACGAAATCGACCAATGGGCGCACATGACCGATTTCCCGAAACACATCAACAAAAAAATCGCCGAATCCATCGCCCTGTCTTTGGTAACAATCGGCATGAACGGCACCAGCCGCGCCGCAGATTCTGACGCGACCTCCAACGCAATGCTGCAAGACGTTGCCAAAGGTTGGCTGCAAAAAATGCGCGAAGAAAACAAATCACGCTGCATCGGTACAACCGGCACAGCGACCGCTACCGTCCCATACGGCCCGGGCGCAACCGATTACAAAAACCTCGATGCCGTCGTCACAGACGCGCTCAACGTCATGATGGACGAACGCTTCGCCGACCGCTCCGACTTTGTCGTCTTGGCAAGCCGCCGCACTGTTGGCGACAAATACCTGCGCATCATCAATAAATCAGGCGAGATTTCCACCGAAATCGAATCAGGCGGCCGCTTGAACAAAGAGCGCACATTGGGCGGCCTGCCGGTCATGTACGTCCCCAATATGCCGCAAAACACCCTGCTGATTACCCCGTTGTCGAACCTGTCGATTTACTACCAAATCAGCGGCGAGCGCCGTCAAATCGTGGACAACCCACGTAAAGACCAGCTCGAGAGCCTGCAATCGAAGAACATCGACTTCATTGTCGAAGAATATGGCGCGGCGGTTTTGATTGAAAACCTGACCTACACCAAATAAAAACAGGGGGCGCAAGCCCCCGAATACAAAAAGAAAGGCCGTCTGAAATGACCCTACTCCGCCAACACTTTGACCAAAGCATTGCCGCAACAGCCGCAACAGACAACATCGACATCAACGCCCTGTCTGTCTATCAGCGCCTCTACAAAAGCCTCAAAGACGACAAAGCGATTTTAAAAAACATCGCCTCAATTCAAGACAAAATCAAAGCAAAAGCCGCCATGATTCCGAATTATTCCGACTGGATTCAAGGCGTCATCGATACCGGCCGCGCAGCCGAAGACGACCAAGTCACTCCGACGCTCTTGGTTTGGATGATTGACACAGGCGCGCTCGACCAAGCCATGCCGTTGGCGCAACTCGCCATCGAGACACAAATGGCATCAACCGACGAATACAGCCGCACCATGCCCGAAATCATCATCGAGCAAATGGCCGAGCAAATCAGCGCAGGCAGCGACATCAGCCTGCCCAACCTGCAAACCCTGATTGATTGGGTCACAGCCAAATCAGACAACCGCCTGCACATCAACAACATGCCCGACCAAATCCGCGCCAAATTGCTCAAAGCCGCAGGCGAGCGCGCCGAAGAGCAAGGCGAAGACGAACACGCCCTCGCCCTCTACGAGCAAGCCTACGCCTACAACGCGCGCAGCGGCGTCAAAAAACGCATCGACGCCCTGAAAAAACAGCTCGAAAAATAAAAGCTCCCCCGCCGTATGGCAGACGGCGGCCTGTCTGCAAGACCAATCCCTTACAGCCTGCGCCGCCGCCCCTGCCATACCCCCAATAAAAAAGGCCGTCTGAAATGACCGGATTTAACTTTAATACCGCCGCCCCAGCCAACACACAAACCATCGACAAACAACACATCGACAGCGGCGACTTTTGGCCGGTTATCGACCTGGACGAGCTGCGCCGCGACATGCGCATCGACACCACCATCACACCAGACCGCCTCTTCGAGACCGCCGTCAACGCCGTCGCCTACGTCAACGACCAGCTCAAAGACATCATCGCCATCGTCCCATTGGCTCAACACATCAGCCAAACCGACCCACGCCGAATCAACGGCGAGCCGCTCGCCAACATCCGTTACCGCCGCGCCGTGTACAGCTACACCAAAGCCCTGCTCCTAGAGATTTACAACGACTACGACAGCACCGGAAAAACCGCCGCGCGCAGCGACGCCAAACAAGAGACCGCCGAAGACTACCGCCGCGAAGGCCATCACGCCATCGCCGAGCTGCTCAAAAAGCCGCGCATCGACTGCGAGCTGATTTAAAGGCCGTCCGAAATGCACACCCAAAACAACACCATCATCACGCGCGACGGCGACACCATCAGCCGCCTGGCCTACGAGTATTACGGAAAATCCAGCGGCATGGTTGAGCAAATCCTCGCTGCCAATCCAAAACTAAGCCGCCAAGCCGTCCAACTGCCTGCCGGGCTGACCCTCGTCATGCCCAAAATCGAACAAAACCAAACAATCAAAACTATCAATCTATGGGACTAGAAAACGTGAACGAAACCAAAACCACCACCGCCATCAACGCGGCCGTCATCGTCATCGGCAGTTATCACATGGCCGCCTCTGTTGCCTTCGGCGCGGCCGTCGGCGCCAGCCTGTTTATCTTGAGCCAAAACCAACACAGCCCCCTGACCAAGGCTTGGCTCTTCGCCGTTTCATTTTTCAGCGGCATCTTCGGCGGAGAGACCGCCGCAGGGATTTTCAACTGGGTATTAAGCATCATCCGTCCGGACGCCCAGCCGCTGAAATTTAACGAATTTCTCGGCGCGGCCCTGTTTTCCGCCCTCGTCGTCGTCATTGTCAACCGCCTGATCGACTTTGTCGGCACAGCCAAGCCGACAACCCAACCCAACCAAAAGAAAGGAGAGAGCGAATGACCCCACTGCAAGCCGCCGCCATCATCTCCCTGACGGCTGCCGGAGCATGGCGCATCCTGTTTTTCGACACACGCGGCCGCACTCATAAGCCCCTCATTTGTTTTATTGCCTGGCTCAAATTCGCCTGGATGATCGGCCTCATGATTGCCGTGATATTCAAACTCTACTCCGCCGCCGTGTGGGGGCTGATTTTCGGCCTCGCCCTGCATACCGGAGCATTAATTTGGCACGGAGGCAATGTCAACAGCCTATTGCCGACCTCGACCAAACATCAAACCAACCCATAAGAAAGCCTCACAAATGACCGACAAACCAACCTACACCCTGGGCAAAACCAGCCTGACAAAATTAAATGGCGTCCATCCCGACCTCGTTAAAGTCATCAAGCGCGCCATCGAGCTGACAAGCCAAGATTTCAGCGTCAACGAGGGACTGCGCACACTTGAGCGACAAAAGCGACTTGTCGCCGCCGGTGCAAGCCGTACCCTCAACAGCAAACACTTGAAACAATCCGACGGCTACGGCCACGCCTCCGACCTCATCCCGTGGGGCGACTTCGACGGCAACGGCACCAAAGAGATTTCATGGGCGTGGGAAAACTTTTACCCCATCGCCGACGCCATGCGCGCCGCCGCCAAAGAATTAAACATCCGCGTCCGCTGGGGCGGCTGCTGGGCAACCCTCAACGACACCACCAAGCCGACAACCGAACTCGTCGCCGACTACGTCGCCGAACGCCGCGCCGCCGGTAAACGCGCGTTTATCGATGGCCCACATTTCGAGCTTGCCTAAAGGACGCGACATGAAAACCGTCATTTCATTTTGCATCGCCCTCTTTCTCGCCTGCGCCCTATTGATGAACGGCCTGCTTAAAGCCAACCGCACCATTAAAGCAAAAGAGCAAGAAATCAAAACGCAGGCCGAGACCATCAAGAAAAAAGAAGCCGCCCTGAATCTCTACCACCAGCGCAGCCGCACCCTGCAAGAGCAGCTCGACCGACTGACCGCCGAAGCCGCCGGCCACAATCAGCAGATTCAAACGGCCATCCAAAAAAATCACGATTGGGCAAATCAGGCAGTCCCCGAAGATTTAGCCAAATCCATCAAATAAAAAAAGGGCGTGTTTGACACGCCCTATCTTAGAAAGCACAGCCATGAAAACGATCCTCCCCATCTTACTCGCCGCCGCCCTGACCGCATGTGCCGCCAAAGAGCCGCTGACCATCCAAGCCGCTGACACCTGCCCACCAGTGCCGAAATGTACCGTCAATCCGCCAGCCGAAATCAAAACCAATGCCGACTTGGTTTATACCATTTCCGCCTACAAGACAGCTTTTCAGCAGTGCCGCCTCTACCGCGACACCCTCGCCGCCTGCCTCCATCAAGAAGAGGAGGCGGAAAAATGACCGATTTTATCGACCGCGCCTGCGATCTGGAAGAAATGCAACGCGCCCACGCTCTAGCCAGACAAGCCGACCGCGCCGAGCAAAACTACCCCTCCGCATTTGAGTGCGAAGAATGCGGCGAACCCATCCCCGAAGCACGCCGCCAAGCCGTCCCCGGCTGCCGCCTCTGTATCGACTGCCAACGCGAACAGGAAAAATATGGAAAAACCAGCTTTACTGCGCGCTGAAATCCAAAAGCACCTGCCGGAGCTGCGCCAAAATCCCGACAAGCTGACGATGTTTGTGACAAACGGGCAAATCATCGCCTCAAAAGGTACATTGAGCCACGAGACCAAGTACCGCCTAAGCATCATGATTACCGACTTTGTCGGCAATGTTGACGTCTTAAACGCCGTCGTCATTGCTTGGCTGCAAGAAGAAAACCCCCAAATCATCGGCCCGGGCGCGACCACGCCGACAGATTACAGCTTTGAAGTCGAGCTTTTGAGCAACAACACCTGCGACATTTTGATTGAGTTAAACCTGACCGAGCGCACCACCGTGCTGACCGACGACCAAGGCAACATCGTCATCGGCCATCCGCGAAACGCCAACCATTCCGACCTGATGACCGCACTAGGCATCGGGACAGACAGAAAATGACCGCCGACGCCTTAAATCTCTACATCAAGAACATTGACGAATACATTGCCAAACTCTCCCCGGCAGAGCTGCGCCGCCTGAAAAGCGACATTGGCAAAGTCGTTTTAAAAGCCAACCGCCAGCGCATCCGCGCCAACATTGAGCCTGAAGGCAACGCCATGACGCCACGCGCCGGACACAGCGAAGAAGGGCGCAAGCTCAAAGACGGCGAGCGTCTCAAAGTCGGGCAGCGCTTTGTCTATCTCTCCGGCAAACACGCCGGGCGCATCCGCCAATTTAAAAACATCAAGACCGCCGCCAGCGCAGCCAAGAAATCGCGCGCCAACACGGCCGCCTACGATCCGCAGTATGAGTGGGGCTACGAGCTGGAAACGCGCGGCGTGTCAAAATTCAACCGCGACTACATCCGCGTCTTAGACGGCAAGCCCACCAAAGAGCGGCTGAAAACGCGCATGTTCACGAAAATCCACCGCGCCAAATACCTGCGCTCACAAATCGACAGCATGGGCGTCGCCATCAAATTCGTCAGCGGCCTGACAGCCTACATCGCCGCCGCCCACCAATACGGCGAAGACGGCCGCCCCGAGCGTCATCTCTTAGGTTTTAGTGATGACGACCTAGAAATCATCGAAAACCTCGTCATCAGCCACATGGCCGCCCACGAATAAAAAGGCCGTCTGAACCCGTTGTCAGACGGCCTCTCTTTTAAAAAAAACCATCAAAACCGCCAAAAATAGAAAATCCGCCCTGCGCTTGCCAAACTATGCCCATTACACGCACGCGACCCAAACCCAATGACCGCAGAACTCAACAGAAAAATCGCCAACATCATCAAGCAGGGCGTGATTGCCGAATCAGACCCTGCGCGAGCATTGGTACGCGTGCAGCATGGCGAGCTGACGAGCGACTGGCTGCCCTATTTTGTCCCCTTTGCAGGCGGCGTTTCCGTCCATCGCCCCCCGAGCGTCGGCGAAAACTGCATCATCTTGTCGCCAAGCGGCGAGACCGCCAACGGCTTGGTTTTATGCGGCATGGCATCGGCCTCATTCCCAAGCCCTGCCCAATCGGCTGACGAGACCGTCGTCAAATTCCCAGACGGCGCCATCATCAATTACAACCACAGCGCAGGCCAAATGACATTAAAAGCCGTCGCCAAGCTGACCATCGACGCGCCAGATACCCTCATCACAGGCAACGTTGTCATCCAAAAAATGACAACAAGCAACGGCCTGCTGACCTACACGGCTGGCATGAGCGGCAGCGGCGGAGAAGGCGAAGGCGGCGGAACAACGATCAAGGGCGCAATCAACCACGAAGGAACGCTGACCAATACCGGCAAAATCACATCCAACGGCATCGTCCTCGATGAGCATATTCACACCGGCGACAGCGGCGGCAAGACAGGCAAACCCGAATGACCAACAGCGAAACAGGCCGTCAAATCGGCCTCTACGACCACATCCGCCAATCAATAAAAAATATCCTGTTCACGCGCATCGGCACGCGCCTGATGCGCGAAGAATATGGCAGCCTGCTGCCCGAATTATTAGACCAACCGATTACCCCTGCCCTGCTCTTGCAATGCCAGGCGGCCGCCATCGCCGCCTTGGCAAAGTGGGAGCCGCGCATTGAAATTCAGGCGGCCACCGTATCGGCAGCAGCCGCCATCGCCGCAAAAGTCATCATCAACATCGAAGCCGTCAACATCTCGACCGGCACACTTGAGACATACAGCATCAGGAAATAAAAAATGCCGCAAATTGCCGACCTGTCAAAAATCCCAGCTCCCGACGTCATCGAAGAGATTGACTTCGAGAAAATCCTTGCCGCGCGCAAGGAGCGTTTCATCGCCGAATACCAAACGCCTGCCGAGCGCGAATATTGGCGCAAAGTGTTGGAGCTGGAATCAGAGCCGGTTGTCAAATTGCTGGAAGAGTGCGCCTACTCCGAAATGCTCATGCGCCAAGATTTCAACGAGCGCGCCAAAGGCTTAATGCTGGCGTATGCCACAGGCAGCGACTTGGACCAGCTCGCCGCCAATGTCGATATTCAACGTCTCGTCATTACCGAGGCCGACTACACCGTCGATCCGCCTATCCAGCAAGTTTTAGAATCCGACGAATCATTGCGCCGCCGCGTGCAAGGCGCGTTTGAAACCCTGACCACGGCAGGCAGCGAAGAATCCTATTACCAACACGCCAAATCAGCTCACGGCCAAGTCGCCGACATCGCCGTCATCAGCCCGAGCGGCGCGGTTGTCGATATTGTCGTCCTCTCAAATCAAGCAGGCGGCGTGCCGTCTGAAGCCGTCATCAAAGCCGTGACCGAGGCCGTCAATGCCAAATACCGCCGCCCGACCGCCGACCGCGTGACAGTCAAGGCCGCCCAAATCATCGAGTACCAAATCAACGCGCAAATCATCGTCTATCCGACCCCCGACTACGAGCCGATTTTAGAAAATGCGCGAGCGCGTATGCGTGAAGCCGTGGACGAGAATTTCAAGCTAGGCCGAGATGTTGACCTTTCTATGATTTACGCCGCCCTCCGCGTCGAAGGCGTGCAGAGCGTCGTCATCAGCCAGCCAGCCACCGCCCTGCCGGTCACTCAATATCAGGCTGCCTTGTGTACGCAAATCAATATTAGCTACGGCGGCCAAAATGAATAAATACCAAACCGCCCAGCCATCAACGCGGACGGCATTTGAGAAGAAATTCGGAGAAGCCGAAATCTATCCCGTCCCTTACGCCGTCGTCTCCGACCTCTGGAATCCCGACAGAATCCCAGCCCACCTGCTGCCGTATCTCGCCTGGGCGCTGTCGGTTGACTACTGGAATGACGCATGGGACGAGCAGCGCAAACGCGACGTCATCAAAGCCGCCTACCGCACCCATAAATTCAAAGGCACAAACGGCGCAATCGAGGAAGCATTAAAGCCCTTTGGCGTGACCGCCAAGATTACAGAATGGTTTCAGACTAAGCCCATCGGCTCGCCTGCCAGTTTCGGCCTGACCCTGATGGCAGAAGAAGCCATCAGCCAGGCCGACTATCAGGAAATGCTGCGCATCGTCCAAAAGGTCAAGCCAGTAAGCCGTCATTTAAGCGGCTTGACCGTCGGCGTTATGACCTACGGAAAACTCAAAGCCAGCGGCATTACCATCAGCGGCCAGCGCACGACAATTTATCCGTACATCAAACCGCAAATTAATTTATCCCCGGCAGGCCGCGCCGCCGCCGCATTACAACAAATCGACGTCATCACAATCAATCCGAAAGCCAACCCATGAGCCAACAATATTACACACTAGTCACAAACATCGGCGCCGCGCGCATCGCCAAAGCGACCGCCCTAGGCACAGTCGTCAACTTGAGCCAAATGGCAGTCGGCGACGGCGGCGGCCAACCCATCACGCCATCAGCCACAGCCACAGCCCTGACGCGCGAAGTGTATCGCGCCAGCCTCAATATGTTGGAGGTTGACGAGAACAACCAAAAGCAAGTCATTGCAGAGCTGCTCATCCCAGAAGAAGAAGGCGATTTCACAATTCGAGAAGTTGGCCTCTTTGACAACAACAACAACCTGATCGCCATCGGCAGCATTGCCGACAGCTACAAGCCGCGCCTCTCCAGCGGCACGGCAAGCCAACAAATCATCCGCATGGTCATTCAAATCGACAACACCGACGCCGTCGGCCTCAAGGTTGACCCGGCTGTCGTTTTGGCGACGCGAGAATTTGTTGAGCAAACAGTAAATAAAAAATTCGGCAACGTCGCCTACCGCGTGCCAAGCATTGCCGCCCTGCGCGAATTTAATAAGTCTGGAGCATCCGTCGTCATCGTCGAAAACTATCACGAAGGCATCAACGGCGGCGGCGGCGTGTTTGTCAAATCCGACAATCAAGCCCTTGCCGACAACGCCGCCACAGTCATCGTCGGCGAATCCGGCACACGCTGGCTGCGCCAATACACCGCCTTGAGTATTCGCGATTTTGGCTATGCCGAATCAAAAAACAACGCCACCGAAACCATCGAAGCAGCCGAGCGCGCAGCGTTAGGCGTGTTTGTCGATTGCTTAGGTTTAAAAATCGATACAAATAAAAAGTACCAAACAAAAAACAAATACGGCAACGGCCAATTTACCGTCAACGGTGCTACCGTCGATATGCCATATCAGCCTATCCGCACAGGCATCGGGCGATTTATTAGCGGCACCGCCGCAGCCGCGAATCTCAAGTCCAACGAATGGACAGGCGCAGGCATCATCGTCATCGGCGAAGGCGCGATGGCAAAAGCCGAGAAATGCGTTTCCGGCATCGCCATCGGCGACCGCGCGCAGGGCTTTTCGCGCATTAGCCGCGACAACATCGCCATCGGTGCCGACAGCCTGATCAACGTACAAGCAGAGACCGAATGGTACGACCAGTCAAAAATGGCCGGCACTCGAAACATCGGCATCGGCGGCAATGCCGGCCGAGGAATCACAAGCGGCTATTCCAATGTTTCCATCGGCCGCAACGCCGGGCAAGGCTTGGGCGAAGGCTCATCAAATATTGCACTGGGCGCAGGCGCAATGGCAGGGACGGCGCCAGTCGGCTTGACCGGAGACATCGAAGTTTTCTGGCCGTCGCCAACATCGAGAACAATCGCAATCGGCGAGGCCGTCTTGCAAGCATATCAAGGCCGCGCCGCTCAAACCGCAATTGGCGGCAACGCGGCAAGAAATACCAAAACCGCCGAGAAAGTGACCGTCATCGGCGCGAACGCAATGGAAAGCCTCGAACAAAACCGCGCCCCAAACGGCGGAAATGTTGTCTGGACAGGCACAGAAACAGGCAGCTACACACAATCGGCGAATACTATTACTTTGACATTTAATAATATTCGAGGGGCTAAAGTTAATTATTGGGTAGGCATCCGCCTGACATCAGGCCCAGCGCAGACCTTACAAAACGACGTTATCCCCGTGAAAGTAGTATCGGTTAGCGGCAATAATCTGACAGTTAATAGCTCAAAAGAGCTGACCGCCTCCGGCTCTGCCGAGCTGAAGTTCGTTTTCTCGGATACCTCCTCCGCAACTCTGAACGAAGAGCTGACAATCATCGGCACAAACGCCATGAAGACGGCAGTCACCGCAGGTTATTCGACAATCATCGGCGCAGATGCTGCGTTATCGGGAGAAAATTATCAAAAATCAACCGCCATTGGGGCATCATCATTGCGGACTGGTGGTCATATTTCAACGACCGCCATCGGGTATTGGACGATGCCGACAGCGAGTAGTGAGAAATGCGTTGCCATCGGCGATAGTGCCGGATATCGAAATGTTCAAGGCGATATTTTAAAAAACAAAATCACAAACTCCATCGCTATCGGTTACGGCGCGCGCATCAACGGCGACAATGAAATCCAAATCGGCACAACCGGGCAAACCCTATACGCCCCGACCGCTGTCAACATCCGCTCCGACGGCCGCGACAAAACCGACATCAAACCGCTTTCAGACGGCCTTCAATTTGTCATGAAACTGAAGCCGGTCACAGGCTACTACGACCGCCGCGATGCTTATGTTGACGAGCTTTTCAACGACCTACCAGAAGACGAGCGCGCCGCCAAAGTGCGCGAATGGTGGAAGAATCCAACCAAAGACGGACGTCACAAAGAAGATCGACAGCAGCATTGGTTTATTGCCCAAGACATCGCCGCCCTAGAGGAAGAATATGGCCGCCTGCCTATGGTCAACATCAAAAACGACACCTACACAATCGAATATGAGACTTTTATCCCAGTTTTGACAAAAGCCATCCAAGAGCTGGCCGAGAAAGTTGAAAAATTGGAAAACGAAAACAAGGAATTAAAAAATGACAAGATGCGTAATTGACCACGACGGCCTGTTTGTCGAAGAGCAATATTTTGACGACGGCCGCCAAAGTATCGAAGCCGAAGTGCCGCCGCTGCAAAAAAAACAAGCGGCACGATGGACGGGCGAAAACTGGGAAATTCTCCCCGATTTCCGGGGCGAAGTCGTCTTTACAAAAGACGGCGAGAAAGTATGGAAAGAAATCGGCAGTCTGCCGGAGGGCGTCAGCCTGACACCGTTGGAAACGGCAAATCTGGCAGATTTTAAAGCCGCCATGCTGACAAACCTCAACGCCGCCGCCCAACACTTTGTTGACACCCACTCCGGCGCGAGCCAAGTCCCCGATTTCGAGTTTGCGACATGGCCGCTCCAGTCAACCGAGGCGCAGGCGTGGGCTGCCGATAAATCAGCCGCTACCCCAATCCTAGACGGCATTGCCGCCGCGCGCGGCTTGGACAAAGACAAGCTCAAAGCGGCCGCTCTAAAAAAATCCCTGGCCTATTCCGCCCTGTCTGCCATCGTTGCCGGTCAACGCCAAGCAATCCAAGACCAAATCGAGGCTGCCAAAACCAAATCAGCCTTAGACAAAATCAAAATCGAGTTTAAGCTGCCGGAGGCCGTCTAATGAGCAAAGTTTATTTGGCGTTGTACAAAGGCCGCAAACAAATCAAATCGCCCAAAGACATCATCTACCGCGTGACAGACTGGGCCATCCGCAAAGCGACGCGAGGCGAATATTCACACTGCGAAATCGCCGTCCGACTGCCTGACGGTCAGTTTGACTGCTACACATCGTCCCATCGAGACGGCGGCGTCCGTTGCAAGCGCATGGAGCTGCCGTCTGACAAGTGGGATTTGATTGAGCTGCCCAAGCCCAATCTGACCTACGGCCGCGCGATGAAACTATGGCGCGAAACCAAAGGCAAGAAATACGACCTGTCAGGCGTTTTGGCCGTCAAGTCGGTTTTCCGCCGTCTGAAAATTCGCCAAGCGCCGGACAAATGGTTTTGCTCCGAATGGTGCGCCGAAGTAATCGGCTTTGGCGATCCGTCCAAATATTCGCCGTCAGACCTTGCCGCCACTATGAAGCAGGAACAATTTTAAAAAATCCCCAAAAAATCCCACGCGCTCGCCACTCGCGTGGGATTAATTTTTAATAGTGTATCAATCACTAACCCATCAAAAAGGAAGCCCCAATGGCAGAAGCAAACCGCCATCATGGCATCACAGCCAACGAATACACCGAAGGCGTGCGCAGCATCAGCGACATTTCCACCGCCATCATCGGCATGGTTTGTACCGCCGAAGATGCCGACGCAAAAGTATTCCCCCTCAATACCCCGATTTTTGCGACATCAGCCTACGACCTGCTCGCCAAAGCTGGCACAAAAGGCACGCTCGCCAAATCCCTCGACGCCATCGTTGACCAAGCCGACGCGCAAGTCGTCATCGTGCGCGTAAACGACAGCAAAAACACCGAAGAACTCAAAGCCAACGTCATCGGCACAGCCGAGGGCGGCAACTACACCGGCCTCAAAGCCCTGCGCCGTGCCAAAGCCGTGACAGGTTTTACCCCGAAAATCTTGGGCTGCCCAGAGCTTGACAGCCAAGACGTCTTGACCGAATTGGTAGGCGTTGCCCAAGCGACGCGCGCCTTTGCCTACGGCAGCGCAGGCGGCAATCCCGACATCACAGAAGTGGGCAACTACCGCAAAAACTTCGGCCAGCGTGAGCTGATGTTGATTGACAACGAGTTTATGGCATTCGACCCTGCCACCAAGAAAACCGAGACCGCCGCCACCATCGCCCGAGTATTGGGTGCGCGTGCCAAACTCGACAAAAATGTCGGATGGCATAAGTCAATCTCAAATACAGAAATCAACGGCGTCAGCGGCCTGAAATTCGCGCGCAGCTTTGACCTTTTGGACAAAAACTGCGACGCCAACACCCTCAACAACAAAGACGTCACCACCCTGATCCGCGAGGACGGCTTCCGCGTTTGGGGCAACCGCACCTGCACCAACGACAGCATGATGGCGTTTGAAGTCGCCACGCGTACCGCCCAAATCATCCAAGAGACCATCGCGTCCGCATTTATGTGGGCTTTAGACAAGCCGATGCATAAGAGCCTGATGGAAGACATCATCATGGCCATCAACGCCAAATTGGCGCAGTACGTCAACAAAGGCTACATCTTGGGCGCGCGCGTATTTATCGACAAAACCCTCAACACCTCCGAAACCGTACAAGCCGGTCAATTCACAATCAGCTACGAGTTCACATGGGTGCCGCCACTGGAAAACTTGGTTTTCAACCAACACGTTACCGACACCTTCTTTGTTAACTTGGTTGACAAGGTCATCACATTCGCGAACACACTGAAACCGACTACCGTCTAGGCCGTCTGAAAGGAAACCCACCCCATGAAAATGCCAAAAGTCCTCAAAGGCTTTAACTTATTCGTCGATGGCGAGAACCAATACGGCGTCGTCGTCGACATCACGCGCCCAAAAATCAGCCGCCAAACCGAAACCTACACGCCGGGCGGCGCAATGACTGAGATGACCGTCGTCCACGGCTTTGAAAAGCTGACGATGGAAATCACATCCAAAGGCTACGACGGCGACATGCTCAAGTCTATGTCTAGCAGCATTGACGGCAAGCTGCTGCGCTATCAAGGCGCGCTGCAAGAAGAAGACGGCACCGGCTACCAAGTATTAAAAGGCGAAGCGCGCGGCCGCATTACCGAAGCCGACCCCGGCAGCGACAAACAAGGCGAAGGCGGCGAGCATAAATTTACCGTCGAGCTTGTCTATTGGAAAGAAAGCGTGGACGGCAGCCCAATCGTCGAAATTGACGTCATCGGCAATAAAGCCGCTTTCGGCGGCCAAGACGAACGCGCCGGCCTGCGCGCCGCTTTGGGCTTGTAATGAAAACCAAGAATCTGGCAATCTACCAGGGCGACACATATTTATTCAAAGTCGCCCTGACCAGCGAAACAGGCGAGCCGTTGCAAACCGACGGCCTGTCTTTTGCGCTGGCCGTCAAATTCACAGACGGCACAACCATCACGCCCGAGCTGACCGTTGACGGCAACATCGTCAGCCTGATGTTCCCTTCCGCCCTGACCGCCGCCATCACGCACCCAACCGCCGAATACGACCTCCGAGCCATCAGCGGCCAGTACGTCAAAACTTATTTGCGCGGTAATCTGCACATCACGCCGAGCATCACACCCGTGACAGCAGGCGAAGGCGGCGAAATCCACGAAGAGGCCGTCAGCGTTGCCGTTTCCGAAGCCGGCATCATCCGCGCGGCTGGCAACCAAAGGCAGACGGCCTACGACGACAGCGACCTCAAACGCCGCATCGCCGCATTGGAAGGCCACCAAGACCGAGACACCGTCTTCGATGACAGCGACCTGAAACGCCGCCTCGCCGCGCTGGAAAGCCGTCAAGACCAAGATACCGTCTACGACGACAGCGAACTCAAACGCCGCATCGCCGCGCTGGAAAGCCGCCAAGACAAAGACACCATCTTCGACGACAGCGACCTGAAACGCCGCCTCACTGCTTTGGAAAACCGACCAGCCCCCGAGGCAAAAGCAGAATCGCCATATAGTGAGATTCAGGAGGGCTACATCGCCCGTGAAAATTTCGGCTTTATCCCCGAAAACAACACGCCGGCCACAGTATCTTTTCCTAAGCCATTCAGCCGCCGCCCCGATATTTTCGAGGCGTGCTTAGACATCAAAAGCAATTCGGCACGCTTGCAGTACATCCAAAACGTGACCGCGTCAGGTTTTGACCTGGCCACTAATTACAGCCCCGAATTAAAAGGCGTTTGGTATCGCGCCGCAATTTTAAAATCCAACTAGGAGCAAATCATGCAAACCATCAAAATCAACGACGACAACACCCTGACCATCGAGCTTTCCACCGGCGAGCGCTACACCCTGCGCGAGCCGCTGGCCAAAGACATGGAGGGCTTGGGTCAGGATTTGATTAAAGTCAAACATACCGATACCGTCCAAAAGCTGCTGGGCAAAATCTCAACGCCGCCGCTGACGCGTGTCGCCTATGGCAAATTGAGCATGTCAGACGCTCAAGTTTTGAATGTTGCCATTGATTTTTTTTCAGCGCCGCCGTCAGCCAAAGCCGAGATGGAGGCAGCCTTGCAGGACTTGGGCTACTCCCAAAGCTCAAATTCCGAGCCGACCACGTCGGCAGAATCCTAAGCGGCGAAGCCGACATCTATCAGGCGGCGGCCGACGAAGAGAAAAAGTATTACAACCTAATCAACGACTGCCTCGCCCAATGCGCGGCGACATTCGGCAGCCTCGACAAGTTCGAGCAATGCAACATCGCCGAGCTGATTGAGTGGACAAATAAAGCCATCCAAATCAACACGCCCGAAGAGTAAACAAAGGCCGCCTGAATATTTCAGACGGCCTTTTGTAATCAAAAACAGGAAACATCATGTCTAAAAGCCTCGAATTAAAAATAATCATGTCGGCCACCGACAAAGCCAGCGCCGCTTTTAAAAAGCTGCGAGAGGGCGGCAACGTTTTAGCGCAAAGCCTGAAAAAGGCAGAGGCAGAATTACATGACCTAGATAAAGCCCAAGAAAATCTATTAAAGAAAAGCAAATTAAACAAAGAATTAAAAGAAAACGGCAAAGCACTAAGAGAAAACGCCGCCGAAATCCGCCGCCTGAATAACGAAATCGCCAAAACAGGAACAGCGAGCAAAGAGCAAGAAAAAGAATTAAGCGATTTGACCAAAGTAAACAAAAAGCTGACACAGGCGCAAGAGAAAAACTGGGAGAAAGTCAGAAAACTTGACCAGGCATTATCCGCCGCCGGTATCACGGCCAAAACATTCTCAAACGCCCAAGACCAATTAAATAAAAAACACGACGCGGCATCGAAAGCGGTAGAAAAGCAACGCTTGGCATACGAAAAATTACAAAACGCCCAAAACAAAGCCGCCGCCGCCAAGTCCCAAATGACAGAAGCCGGAATGCGCGCCGTCGGCCTGATGTACACCGCGCGCGGCATCGCCGACACCACGCGCAACGTCCTATCCGCTCCGGTCAAAGCCTACGCCGAAACAGAAACCGCCTCCACCGACCTGCGCGCCGCTATGATGGACAACACCGGCAAAGTCTCCGCCCAATACAAAGACATCGACAATCTGGCCACACGCTTGGGCGACCGCCTGCCGGGAACGACCGCCGATTTTAAAAACCTGATGACCATGCTGATCCGTCAAGGCATGAGCGCGAAGACCGTTTTAGGCGGCACAGGCGAAGCCGCCGCCCTCTTGGCAGTCCAACTCAAAAAAAGCCCCGAAGCCGCCGCCGAGATGGCCGCCAAGCTGCAAGACGCAACGCGCGGCACAGAAAAAGAGATGCTGGCCATCATGGACCAAGTCCAACGTCTCTACTACGCAGGCACGGACGACAGCAACATCTTGGGCGCGTTTTCCAAACTCTCCCCCGCCCTCGATACCCTCAAAATCAAGGGCGAAGCCGCCATGAAGATGATGTCGCCGCTCGTCGGTATGCTTGACCAAGCAGGACTGTCAGGCGAATCGGCAGGCAACGCCATGCGCAAAGTATTCACACGCATGATGGATACAAAAAAAATCGATAAGGTCACAAAAGGGACAGGCATCTCCCTCGACTTTACCAACGGCCAAGGCGAATTTGGCGGCTTGGACAAAATGTACGAGCAGCTCGCCAAATTAAAAGCCGTCAACACCGAGCAACGCCTCAAGATTCTGCAGGGCATCTTCGGCGATGACGCCGAGACGCTCCAAGCCTTAAACACGATGATCGAAAAGGGCAAGGCAGGCTATGAAGAGTTTGCCAAAAAAATGGAAGCGCAAGCCAGCCTCAACCAGCGCGTCAACGACCAATTAGGCACGCTGACCAACTTATGGGACGCGGCCAGCGGTACGTTTACCAACTTTCTCGCCAAAATGGGCGAATCCATCGCCCCCGAGCTGAAAGAGCTGACCAAATGGATCGGCAACATCAACGAAAAATTAAGCAACTGGGCCGCCCAAAATCCAGAGACCGCCAATACCATCATGAAAATCGTTGCCGCCATCGGCATTTTCCTGACCGTCATCACAGGCATCGGCGCGGCCATTTCCGCCGTCCTCGTCCCCATCGCCCTGGCTAAATTCTCATTCTTCAGCCTCTTCGGCGTATTTTCAGGCGGCGGCGGCGCGATTTCCACGATTATCGGCTGGCTTGGCCGTCTGGGCATGGCGCTGCTAGGCTTTGGCGCAAAAGCGGCGGTTTTCCTCGTAACCAACCCATTCGGCTGGGCTATCCTCGCCGTCACTGCCATCGTTTTGTTATGGCGCAACTGGGAGACCGTCAAATCAGCCCTGATTGCAGGCTGGGAGTGGATAAAAAAAGTATTTCAACAAAATCCCCTGCTCGCCGCCTTTACCGGCCCTATCGGCTGGCTCATTGCCTTGCTCGCAAACTGGAATAAAGTCAAAGCCGCCCTGATTAGTGGCTGGGAATGGATTAAAAAAACCTTTTCCGGCAATAACCCCATCGCCATCGCCATGACTGCCGCGATGGGTCCCATCGGCGCAGTCATCAACAGTTTCAGAATCCTGCGCTCCGCTGCCGTCGGCGCGTGGGAATGGCTCAAAAAGGCCACCTCCGCCAAAGCCCCGGCAACACCGCCCAGCATCGGCATTCCCAATCGCGGCTTTTCCGTCGGCGGCTACACAGGCGCAGGCGGCGTACACGAAGCCGCAGGCGTGGTACACAAAGGCGAAGTCGTATTTAACCAGCGCGACGTCGCCAAATTCGGCGGCTGGCAGGCAGTCGAGGCCATCCGACGCGGCGGCGCAGGCGTACTCGCCAACATCGGCAACCGCTTGGGCTTGGGCTTTTCAGACGGCCGCCAAGCCGCCCTGCCCAGCCCGACCCGATTCAATTCCGCGCCCCACGCCGTCAGCATGGCAGGCGACAACATCACAATCAACGTACACGCCGCGCCGGGCATGAGCGAGCAGAGCCTTGTCAACGCCATCATGGCCAAGCTCGAAGCGCGCAGCCAAGCCAAGCAGCGCCGCCGCAATTCCTCATTTTTTGATAAGGATTAAATCATGGTTTTATTAGGCAGCCTGGGCATGTTCGTGTTTTTAATGCGTACCATACCCTTTAATCAATACAGCCGCAGCCAGGCATGGAAACACCCAAACCAAGCAACCGTCGGCACCATGCCGCCGGCACAATTTACAGGCAAAGACCCCGAAGAGATGACCATCGAGGGCGAGCTGCGCCCCGAAGTCACAGGCGGCACAGGCAGCATCGAAGCCCTGCGCATGATGGCGGCTACCGGCAAGCCCTACACCTTAATCATGGGACACGGCAAAATCATGGGCAGCTACGTCATCACAAACATCCAAGAGCGCGGCAACCAACTGAATCCCGACGGCTCCGCGCGTGCCATCTCGTTTTCCATGAGCCTGAAGAAAGTTTCCGACAGCGCGCTCGGCCTCGAAGGCGCAGCCCTCAACGTCGCCGTCTCCGTCGTCCGAAACCTGACAGGAATTTAAGCCATGCAATTAAATTTTGATTCCATCAGCGCGGCCGCCCAAAAGGCCGCCGCCAAAATCTTTGACGAAGTCAGCGGCAAAAACGCCCGACATCTCACGCCGGCGGCCGAGCTGACCATAGACGGAAAAAGATTTGGCACGCAGGCAATGAGCCGCATCATCAGCATCAGCCTGACCGACAAGCGCGGATTCGAGGCTGACGAGCTGACCATCGAGCTTGACGACCACGACGGCACCATCGCCATCCCAAAAACAGGCAGCAAAATCACGCTCAAACTGGGCTACCAAGAAACTGGCCTCGTCGAAAAAGGCGAATATCTCGTCTCCGAATTTACCGCATCAGGCAGCCCCGACCGCCTAAGCATTACCGCGCGCGCCGCCGACCTCGCCGAAGCCCTCGCCGAGCAAGTAGAGAAAAGCTGGCACAAGCAGACGCTCTACCAAATCATCGAAGCCATCGCCAAAAAGCACAAATACGAATACATCATCAGTAAAGACTACCAAAACCAAAAAATCGAACACATAGACCAAACCAACGAATCGGACGCGTCATTTATGAGCCGCCTCGCCGAGCAGTACGACGCTATTGCCACCATAAAAAACGGCAAGCTCTTATTTATCCCGGCAGGCGAAAGCCAAACCGCCAGCGGCCAGCCCATCCTGCCCACCACCATCACGCGCGCCAGCGGCGACAGCCACAGTTTTACCTACTCCAGCAGCAACAGTTATCAGGCCGTACGCGCCTACTATACAGACAAAAAAACAGGACAAAAAAAGGAGGTCATCGTCAACAAAGACAACGCCTACCCCAATAAAAAAACCACCCAGCAAACCAAGACCGTCAAAGGCAAAACATTCAAAGCCAAGAAAAAAGAAAACGACAACCAAAAGGTCAACACCGACGGCCAAAAAATCAAAACCCTGCGCCATCTGTATGCCACAGAAAGCGGCGCATGGTCAGGCGCGCGCGGCGCATTTAAAAAAATCCAGCGCGGCGTTGCCGAATTTAGCATTACTCTAGCCGTCGGCCGTCCCGACCTCTACCCAGAAACGCCTGCCCTCGTCAAAGGCTTTAAGCCCGAAATCGACGCGGAGGCTTGGCTGATTACCGAGGTTTCGCATAAAATCGACAGCGGCGGCTATACCGCAAGCATACAATTTGAAGCGCGCATCGTCCCCGACATCACGCTCTACGAAGACGCGCCGACAAACAACTTTCAGCCGACAGGCGAAACAACGGAGATTATAAAAAATGGAAAACAAAGCTCATGATCCATATTCATGGATTGACCGACAAATCCAATACTGGCAACAAAAAAGCCGCGAAGCCAGCGAAGCCGCCGACATCGAAGCATACAACCACGCCGAGCGCGAACTCGCCAATTATCAAGCAATGCTCAAAATAAAATATTAGACCAACAAAAAGGCCGTCTGAAATTCAGACGGCCTCTATTTTTAATTCGATTTCTGCTCAAGATATTTAAGCAGCCGCAGCCATTTCGTGTGCGGCATATTCGCATAGCTGCTCAATGCCGGGCTGGCTTCCCATCGCTGCGCGGTTGTCAAGGACGTTTCCGTAATATCCGCGACGGCCTGCTGCGTCAGCCCATACTCTTGGCGCAGGGCTTTCAGGTTTGCCGGTGTGTATCCAAGCTCAAAATTATCAATCATACAAATCCCCTATTGTCGATTTCTTCGGGCGCGTTCCCATGCTTCGCCTGCTTCTTTTGCAATTCGGGGCGCGTTTTTGATTTGCTCCAATGTGGGGCTGTCAGGCTGGGCAATCAGCCGCCCGTCAAATACACCGTCGGCGACCTTTGAAAATTCAAAAACCCAACCATCTTCATGAGTTGCCGTTTGAGTTTCAAAATCAACCGTCCAGCGGCGTTGCCAGTTTCTATTTTGATGAGGCATTTATTTTTTCCTTTCAAAAAAGCCGCCATATTTGGCGGCTATTCTTTACTCTTCGTCTAATTCTACTTCTTCGGTTTCGATGACCAATTTTGAGGCGATGTATTCGTCGCATTCTTTAATTTGGCCTTCAAACCAGCTTTGATATTGGCTCAATTCGTCATCATTCATCGCAGTGGAGAAACCGTTGCTCATTGCCAGGCTGTTGATGTAGTCGGCGGCTTCGTGTGCAATGTTGGTTTGAGCGGTCAAGTAGATGTTAGTTGCTTTCATTTTTAAATCCTTGCCCCTGATTACCCGAGGCGCGGTTTGCGCGTTTGCGCTGAATCCATGTGTGTATATTACCGCATTAAATGCGGTAACGCAACATCTATTAGGTTAAAATTTGTACATATGTACATATTTACACATTTAGTTAATTTGTTAATTTGCGACATAACCACCGAAAACTTTTTTCCCCCAATTTAAATCGTCAAACATATCCCAAAATGCTGGCACATCAAGCGAATAAAATAAATGTTGCTCCCCGTTTTTGTATGTCATGATTTGAGCAGTTTTAACGTCTTCATTCCCGATTGTGATTTGCTTGGCCGAAACTTCATGCACTTTAAACTCTTCCCCATCTACAATTAAAAGATTTTGTTCAGGTTTGAACTCTACTTCTTTTGTTTCGCCGGTATTGATTCGGTTGAATCGGGTAACAGTTTCATATTGTCGTTTTACTTCGACTTTTTCGGTTTTGATGACGTTTACTAAGAATTTCATTTTTTTACTCCTGTAAGCCCCTGTCAGCCCGGGGCGTGGCGTGGTTGGTTTATTTCCAAGATTTGAGGGTATCGACAACGTGTTGCATCCGTTCTTCTTTAGTTTCCAGCCCTTTTAAAGAGATGTCTTGCACAAAGTAGCCATCTTCATTACGGATGCCGGCATATCCTTTGTGCCACTCAATGGAATATTTGCGCTCAACCTGCTGCTCAGTAGTTTGTACGCCATCAAAGATTTTAGCGGTTACGGTAAATTTTACGGTAGTCATGATATTTTCCTTTTACCCCTGATTACCCGAGGCGCGGTTTGCGCGGCTGCGCTGAATCAATGTGTGTATATTACCGCACGAAATGCGGTAATGCAAGCACTTTTTCAAAAAAAATCACACGAACGGCATTTTTTTATTTATCCAGCGACAGACTGAACATAACAGGAATCCCAGGCGTGATGGCGATGCTGTAAGTGATGCCGTCTTCCGTGTAGGAATCTTTGGCCTGTTCCTCCGGATTCTTATTGAAATCCTCCGCCAATTTGACGCTCATTTTCAAAAGTTTGGCCGATAGCTCCTTACTTTTGGCTTCGCCGACGGCCGAGCCGTCAGCAATGGGCGCAGTCAAGATGGCGATAGATTTGCCAAACAAGCCCAGCAATTCCGTGCCGTTGCTTTTTCCGACTGGCGCGGCAAAAATAAGTATTCCGCGCGGCTTTTTGTTTTCCGGGCTGGCCGAGATAATTATGCCGAGGCTCTCGGCAGCAGTATGCTGATACACAAGATTGACCGAGCCTTTCTCGCCGGTTGGCTGGGCATTTTTCGGGATAGGCTTCGTTTTCGGGTAATCAAAAAGCGTCATTTGACGGTTGATCCGTTGGCGCAGCTCTTCAAAGCTGATGGGCAGCTCTTTTTTCGGCGTGTTGATGGTCAAATCATAGCCTTTCTCGCTGGTAGGCTTGGAGGCGCTGTCATCGGCTTGCAGCGTTTCCGCTTTGGTATCCGCCGCCGTCTGCTTCGTCTCGTCGTCATCGCCCATCAGCAGCGAGCCGCAGCCAAACATAACAAGTCCTAAAACCATCGCCGACGCCCACGCGCCGCGCGTATGAATCTTGCCGGTTTTCCTGTCTTTCAAAAGTTTCGGCGCAAAAATCCCGATAAATCCGGCAACCGCCATAGCAAAGCCCAGCAAAAACAACAAAATTCCAATAATAAACATCATGTGAGTTTCCCTTCTTTTTTCTCTAAGTTGGTTGATAAAACTAAATATCCAAAAAATCCAACGGCAACACTTTCCAAAATTTGCCGTGAATAAACAAATCGTCAAATTCTTCCGGCTCAATCACAAAGTCGGATTTACTGTAAATCGGATTGTCGCTCGTCACATGTATCACGCCTGCTTTACCGCGCGCCAGGCGTTTGATGTATGTGTAGCCCTGAAAAGTAAATAAGTACACGCCGCTGGATTCAAAATCGACGACATCGGTTTTGATTAAAGTGATCGACTTCGGCGGTATCGTCGGCTCCATGCTGTCTCCGTCGGGCGACATCAGCTTCACGCCGTGCAGGTTATCCGTGCCGAGCAGCTCTTTGAGCGCAGATTTCGGAATCTCCAGCGAGTGCAGCAATTCGGGATAGTCGGCGTTGAGATGGCCGCTGCCGCACGAGGCGGCAACATCGAATAAATCCAAGCGCGCCGTTTCTAGGCCGTCTGAATCTTCAGGCGACCCTTCGCCTGTCTTCAACCATTCAACCGAAACACCTAATGCTTCTGCAATTTCAAATAAAAACTTTGGGTTTAGCGTCTCCCCTTTCGTGATTTTCCTCATCGCCGGATAAGACACGCCAACTTGCCGCGCCAAAGCATTCACACTTAGTCCTTTAGTTTGTAACGCAGTATTTATTCTCTCTGCCAAAGTTTCCATTTTTACTCCCAGAAAATAACTTTTATATTCAATGATAAAACTAAAGTTTGACTGTAACAATTCAAAAAAAGTTCAATTTATAGTTGACTAGATATAACGTAGATTATATTATTTGCTCATAAGTTAAACATTAGTTGAAAGAAGTTATATGAATCCAGCAATCAAAACCGCAATTTCCATCATCGGGAATAAAAACGCATTAGCAAAAGCCGTCGGCGTGAGCCATGTCGCCGTTGAAAAATGGTTAAAAGGCGGCGGAATCAACGTCCGACACGCGATAAAAATTGAAGAAATCACAAACGGCAAAGTAACCGCCAAACAAATTTCAGACGGCGTAACCAGCTAAATAAGGAGCAGGAAAAATGAAACATGTTGCAAATGTTATGAGAATGAATGATTGGCAGACAAATCAGGAAAGCACGGTAGGGCGAATCTTTGTCAAAGGGCGCGGGAAAGCTAAAAAGCACCTGATTGTATGGCTGGACGGGTGGGAAGAAGAACATGGCGCCAACTATTACGACGCCTGCGCTTCCGCACTGGGTGCCCATGCGTGGAATTTCATCCGCCCCGTCTAATATTTAACCTGAACGGTGTAATGGAGTGATGACAAAGCGGAAAGACGCTTGACCAGCCGGACAGACGGCCTACCAAACTAAACGGAGCAAGAAAATGACAGCAATGAAAAAGCCCGCACGAAGCGGGCAGAAAAAATCGGGAATCATCGAAATCAGCATAAGCGAGCTGCGCTATCTGATGAAATACGCGGCAAGCGTTACAAATGCGGCGCCCGAAGTTAGCAAGGGATTGATTGATGAGGTTCAAGAATGGGCTATTTCCCGTTTGAACGAAAAGACAGAAGGGTATTCAGCGATTCGAGAGCCTGCGCCGTCTGTTCGTCTTCATCAAGATAAAACGGCTCGTCCAGAAGAAAATCCCGAGCTTCGTCAGACTGAATCAAAGGCTCGACGGCTGAGCGTATGGACGCTGGATTGCCTCCACAGGCGCGCCAAATGTATTCAAGAAGCGCAGCGTTTAGAAGCTCTAGTCCTTCAAGCTCAGCAATCTGATTCTGAAGCACCTCAATCCGATTCAGTGCGGCTTGTAATTGAAATTCGATAGTCATGATGTTTCTCCGTTGGAAATTTGAAAAATGCAAATCGGATTTTAACGGAAAAAATAAAACCAAACCAAACTAACCGGAGCAAAAACATGAAACCCATCAACGTCCAACTCTCTTATGGCTCGCTTGTCGAGGTTGCCTCTTGGGACAAAGGCTTTCTCGCCGTACAAAAACGCGGCAAAGACGGCTACTTCAGCGAGCTGCCGCGCCAACCGGCAAAGACTTTGAAAAAGGCCGTCCAAATGGTCAGCCAAATCTACCCACATGAAATCATCATCGCATAGGAGCAGAAAAATGAACGAGCAAGAAAAAAAAGAGAATATGAATGATGCCGTAAGCCTAGTTCTCCTGCATTCATCGGAAATGGAGAATGTCGAGGCAATTATAGATTTGGCTGTTTGTGGACTGACAGAAATGACTGCTAAACACAATAAATCCAGCCTAGAAAATATTATTTTGCAAGTACTCGCAGGACGGCTACGAAAGGTATTGGAAACACTCCCTAAAACAGAATCTTTAATCAAAACAGAAAAGAGTTACCGTCGCCTGGAAAATATTATTTTCAAAAACGGATCGCCAATCATAAGGAAAAATGAAGTTTGCAAACTGTCTCTCGAACAACACGTCCACGCCGACACCTGCGCCAAAACAGGCGCGCCGGACGAATTAGCCACTGCCGCCGTCGAGGTCAAATTCTACGGCGAAGAGCTTGACCTGATGGAATCGGCAGCCTGCGCGGCGAATAAATCATTAAGCGAATTTGCCGCCGAAGCAGCCCTAGAGTACGCAGAAATCTACCTGCGCGCCTATGCGGCAGCCAGGACAGACGTCGAGCTGAAACACGGTTTAATTTAAAAAAATAAGAGGTGGGGATATGTCAAACAATCAATTAATCATCGTAAACGACAAGCATCAAGAAATCGCGCGCCATGAGCTGACCGACCGCGAAGCCGAAAACTTCCGCCGCGCCGAGCCGATGAAACGCTTTCCGAATATCCGCGCAACGGCGACCTACCGCAAACACGGCGGCGGCCTAGTGATTTACGCCAGGGAGCAAGCACATGACGGTCAAGCATAGAAACCAACACGAAAAAGGCCGTCTGAAATTGGCGCAGCAAGCCTGCCCATGCTGCGAAGAGCCTTGCGTCATTTACGCGTCTTTCCGGCAAACCGTCCTGACCCGCTTATATTATTTGCGCTGCACCAATCCCCTTTGTGGATGGACTGGGACAGGATATTTCGAGATCAGCAGCACGATTCAAAAAGGCAGCCGATTCTATGCCGAAAAGAGCAAAGAGCCGCCGGAAATACACGGAGAGACGCTCAAGGCAGTGGAAGAAGACATCAAACTCATGCAGCAGGAAACGCTGTTGCCATAGGGGGTAAAAATGAATCAACCGCAAGCCATGCAAAGCATCCGCCAAACGCTGGCCGCCGCCAAAACGAAGCAAGCCAAGATTTTTAATGCCTTAGAGCGCGACGCCATGCCGAGCCGGCCGAAACCAGCCTACACAGCCAACGAGCTGGCCGCCATGACCATGACGCTGGGGCAGGTGGAGCAGGTGGAAAAAGTGCAGGAAATCGTCGCCCAGCTCCGCCAATTGGTGCAATCGGTCAACACCATCAACGTCGCCTACGGACTGGGGCTGCCAAACCTGACCGCCACCGAAATTAATCACTACCTACTCGACCTCGACAACCGCGTCAGAAGCGCAGGATACGCCGCCAACAAAATGGGCGTGGACGAAGTAGTCAAAAAAATCGGAACAGTACAAGCCAAACAGCGGCCGCCCATCACAGACCGCCGCGCCATCAGAGGCAACTGAAAAGGGAAATAAAAAAAATGAGAATTTTAGCTTTATTCGACGACGGGAATGGAAGCGTGAAAAAAGCACTGCCCGACCATGATGTCGTATCGGTAGGAATTGGGAACGCCGATGTGGTGATGGATTTATCAGACCTGAGCAATATTAAAAAGCTGGTCGATATGCACAAAAAAGAGCCTTTCGATTTACTGATGGCAAGCCCCCCATGTGAATCTTGGAGCTTTGCAACCGC